CTCAACTACTAAAAAGCTTCCAACATGCAAGACATGAATCTAGTCCGATATGGCAGACAGCCATCCAATCGACGAAAACGACGATTTCAAGAACGTCTCCACACACGCCAACAGTACGAACTGGCCAAACTCATCAAGAGAGCCATTCACGAACACTGTGACGAGCAGACCGCCAAAAGAGCCATTCACGGCTTCCGACGCTCAGCTACCGACGACCGTTCCGGAGAAAACGATTTCCTCAAGACAGACCAGCCATACCACCCGGTACCACGCGATCTTCACTACAAACGAGCCCTCCTCGTTACGAAGAAACTCTTCCAACCCTCCCGCCGTCTTCAACCGATCTCCTTCCCCGATCTAAGGTACTACCCTTGGACACTCAACGTTTCCGCAGAAGCACCATACTCTGAATCAGAACACTGGTACAACTACGTACAACAAAAACAACGCGAAGGCGAAATCACCGACAACAGAACTTCGTTTCACAACCTCTACAACGAAATATTTCATGAAAACCGAATCCACGTCCACAACATCAAGTTTGGAATGTCCCCCTTCTGGGATAAAGACCACAACCCCGTGCCTTATGAATTCACTCACTTGCACTCACGATCTCATCTTGTATCAACAGACAAGCCTGACAAAATCCGTGCCGTCTTCGGAGTCCCAAAACTTCTACTGATGGTAGAGAACATGTTCATCTGGAATCTCCAGAAAGAATATCTCAACGAGAATGTCTCGAAATCACCACTCCTGTGGGGATTCGAAACCATTCGCGGTGGATGGAGCAAGCTCATCAACCGTCTGACCAAGACACCCTTCACAACGCTGATCTCAGCCGACTGGAGCGGATTCGACCACTATGCACTTCACGAAGTCATAGATGACGTCCACGACATGTGGCGTTCCTGGTTCGATTTTGACAAAGGTTACGAACCTTCAAAGTCAGATACATTTGATTACTCGCAAACTCACACTGAAGAGTGGAAAATTCAGAACCTCTGGGACTGGATGTGTCATTCAATCAAACACACTCCTATCCGAGCAGAATCTGGCAACCAGTACGAATGGAAATTCAACGGTATCGCCTCAGGATTCCAGCAGACGCAGCTTCTTGACTCATTTGTCAACTGCATCATGCTACTCACTAGCCTTTCGGCCTGTGGAATCAACATTCTGTCAGAGAACTTCCAAGCGCTATTTCAAGGCGACGACTCCCTCGTAGCTATCAATGAAACGCTTCACATTCCCACACTTCTTCAAGATCTCGCCCTCAAGGCAAAGCACTACTTCAACGCGAAGCTGTCCCCCGACAAAACCACATTCGGAGACACCAACGACATCGAAGTACTTCACTATCGCAACCGCGAAGGATTAGCTTTCCGCGACCCGGCAGAACTTCTAGCCCACCTCCTCTACCCCGAGAGACCCCGATCCAACGGAGCGACCGCTGCAGCAGCAGTAGGCATCGCCCAAGCCGCCATGGGTGCGTCAACACAAGTCTACAATACTTGTAAAGATGTATTCACCTTTTTGGTTACGCAATGGAACGTAAAACCGATCTACCCGACAGATCAGCTAGAGCCATACAAAAGAGCACTCTACTCGTTCGACACAAAGCCGATGAAGATAGAAGACTTCCCCTCCCACCTGAGGACCTTCCTTCAAAACTTCGACCTACGAACACGCTCAAACCAAGACAAACAACGTCTCTGGCCGACAGTCCCAACCTCAAACGGTTTCTACTTTCTCAATGCCTAACTTCACCCTGTGGTGATTGGCAATGTTTATTTCTTTATTTTTTTCTGAAATAAATAAAGAAATAAACATTGCCAATCACCACAGGGTGAAGTTAGGCA